CCGCGGTCATTCGCGCCCGGGCGGATGCCTTGCGGCGGCTCGCGCAGACGCGCTACTGGATGGTCGCGAGCGCCGACGACCTGCTGCGCCTGGCGCTGAATGAGGTCACCCCGACCATCAAAGACCAGGCGATGGCCTTGCTGAAACGGGACCGGACCGAAACGCCGGCCGCCTATGCGGCGCGGCTCAAGGATCTGTCCGCACGGCTCGCCGTCGAGGTGACGCATCCCGACGGCCTCGCGCGCGCGTTTGGATTGCCGGCCGTTGAGCAGGGTGAGCGGTAAACATGGTGCTCTCGTTCACGGTCTACGGCGTAGCGCAACCAGCCGGGTCGAAGCGGGCCTTCACGCCGCGTGGCTGGACGCGGCCGATCATCACCGATTCCAATCGCAACCTGAAATCGTGGCAGCAGCTCGTCGCGGATCAGGCGAGCCACGCGCTCGAGCGGCTGCCCGAGACCGCGCGTCAGATCCTCGTCGGCGGCGTGCGTCTCAGTCTGGCCATCTACCTGCCGCGGCCCAAGGCCCTGGCCGCGAAGGCGTACCCGGCGCACACGAAGAAACCGGATGCCTCAAAACTCGTGCGGGCCGTCGAGGATGCCTTGACGGGCGTGGTGTGGCGCGATGATAGCCAAGTCGTCGAGCTCGTGGTGGGGAAGTACTACGCGGCGCCGCGCGAGCCGGCGCATGTGCACGTGCGGGTCGAGCCAACCCTCGGGGTCAATACGCTCGCGCGTATTCCGCCGGCGCCGCTGCCGTTGTTTGCGTCCTGAAAGGAGGCCTCGTGGAAGGCGTCGCAATGATCAGTCGTCGCGGTTTTCTCGCGGCGCTCGTGGCGGCAGTAGTGCCCTGGCGGCCGCCGCCAGCTGATCCGGTCATTACCTGGCGCGCGGTCGAAGTAAACCCCATCACGCAGAACTATCTTGGCGCCGCCACCGCGTGGACCGACGAGGTGTGCTGTGTGTTCCACATCCCGCCGCCGCTCGTTGGCGTGCTCGAGTCCCGCGAGGTTGAGGACTTCCGGCAACGGTACGCCCAGGTGTACACCGACACACTGACGCCGTCGGGGATGAAGATATACGCTGAAATGTCAGCCGTACGCTTTGATGACGAGCGCGGCCACACCGGCAATGATGACGCCCAGCATCCACTTGACGAGGAACAGGTCACGCTCGATTGCCGCGAAGCGTTGTTCGTAGCCGGCGAGTTCTTCCGCCGCGGCGCGGGCCGACTCCGTAGACGCGCCAGCTTCGACCAACGCGTCATAGACCCGAGCCAGCATGATGGGCATCGCCACGATTGTATCCATATTGGAATATCCGAGCGCAAGCTGAGGCACACATGCCCCTAGCCCCGCCGCGCGTCTGTGCGACTTGTGGAACCGCCGGGTGTGCGGTCCATGTCCGTGGTCCCTGGCACCATCAGCAGCCCGTGTCTCGGATTCGAGGCCGACGCTTGCAGTGGTTGCGACGCCAACTCTTGGAGTCATCGCCGCTGTGCGTGCGCTGCCTGGCACAGGGCCGGATGGTCTCGGCCACGATTCGCGATCACATCATCCCCCTCGCCGAAGGTGGCACGGAGGATCCGTCCAATATCCAAGCGATCTGCGAACCCTGTCACGACGCGAAAACACAGCGAGAAGGACAACGCGGCCAGTCCCGATCCCGGCCGTAATCACCAAGGAGGGGTTCACACTCGAAATCAGCCGGGTGGGGGCATGAATGGTTCGTAGATCACGAAAGGCGGCAAGGATGAAACGGCAGCCAATTTCGGCGGCCTTGGTTCATCAACGCAGCAAAGGGGGCAGACATGACGGCACAGAGTACGAATCCGATGCAACCCGCACTTGATGCACTGACAGAACTGCGGACGGACATTTTGAAGCGAATCGGTCAAGAGGGCGGCAATCTGAACAAGCGCATGCGTTCCAATCTGAACACTGTTGGGTTGGCCTTGCAACAGTTCTCCACGATCGTGGCGATGAATAACACGATCGCCCAACAGAGCCAGGTTATCGCCAAAGTTACGAACGATCTATCGCGCGACATGTCCAGACTGCTGACGGCGAGTGAACACAACGGCGACGATGGCACGTCCGAGACCAAAGGCGAGTAACGGCCATGTACAAAGATGTGCCGTTGACAGACGTCGTTGATAACCCGTTTCAGCCGCGATCCGTTTTTGACCATACGGCGATTCAGTCGCTCGCCGATGAGATCAAGGCTGAAGGGTTTTGGAACGGCACACTCCAGGGGCGGCGCAATGCGCGCGGGCAAGTCGAATTGGTCTTTGGCCATCGACGGCTGCGCGCATTGCGGCTCTTAGACATGCCGTCGGCCCGGATCGAGATTCTCGATCTCTCTGATGCACAGATGGCGCTCAGGGCGCTTGAGGAGAATCTGCAGCGTGAAGGCCTCACCGATTTCGAGAAGGCTGATGCCGTTCGTCAAGCTGTTGACCTTGAACGAAAACGGCGGACGGACGCGCAAGAGCCTGAACGCGGAACGATGGAGACGGTTGCAAAGCGGCTCGGACTAGCTCCGGGCTGGGTGACGACGCTGTGTAAAATTTCCTTGTCTATAGAGAAGGACGAACGGGCATCAGTTGATGGCTGGATCACAGCAAAAACCACACTGTTAGCAAAGGGTTGGGGCGGCAAACGCTATGTCAAAACACTCGTACGACAAGCGAAAGCTGCCGCTAAACCTCAAGCCAAGATATCAAAACCGACAGAAAACTCGGTCGCAGCGATGAAGCGTGCTGTCGCGGCGGCACCAGAGGACATCCGACCAAAACTCGAAGACAAAATCTTCGATGGTGATTTAGTTTCGTCGGCCGAAGTCGAGCAATCCGCGCGAAGTATGAAGGCGGCGCAGGTTCGGCGCCGGAGTGAAACCCCTCCAGACCTCAAGGTCGTCATTCATGGCTGGACGGAAGACTTGAAAGAGTGGAACGAGAAACTCACGACGGTGTTGCCCTATATAGATTACATCAACGAAGTTCCCCAAGTCGGCGAACGTTTCCGCGCGGCACTCGGGAAGTTTATCGAAACGGCTTCGAGGGTTCTGGCTGCATCGCGATGACTGACACCGCACTCCATGCATTCGCCCTCGTGCTGCTCCTGCTCGCGTGCTCGGGGTGCGCGGCGCGGCGGCGGATCTGCGCGCCGCTCTCGGATCTGTGTTTCGACGGAGGAGCAAAGGTATGGCCGAAAAGAACAGTGCCGTGGGTCGTCAGTCCGTGCTCTTGACGCTGCAGGAGGCCTCCGCGCACACGGGCGTGCCGTACACCAGCATGAGAAAGCTGGTGCTGGACGGGCATCTTCAGTCTGTGAAGTTAGGCGAGAGCAAGCGCACGTGGGTGAAGCGGGCCGACCTCGACCGCCTCATCGCCGTGTCAACCGAACGCGTCACGCGCTGAGCACGGCTGCCGCTCGAGCGGGACTCTCGAGCAGCAGTGTGTTGAGTCGAGTTGTGAAGTGAAGTGCGGGCGTCGAGTCCTTGCGGAGACATGGCGTCGAGAGGTGCGCTGGTGTGGTGTGTTGTGAGGTGACGTCGAGATGTGTTGTGGAGCGTAGTGGTGGGTTTGTTTTGAGGTGAGGTGTCGTGCCGTGCCGTCGAGTCGAGACGTGAGAAACGCCGAAATGCAGCGAGATACGAGACGATCGGGGGTAGCCGAATGTTGACGCGCCGAGGCCGGGAAACCGCGAGGCACCCGTTTTTTCGCGCATGCAATGAATTAGCGACGTGAAAAAACTGATCGACCGCGAAAAGCGTCGGCGGGGAACCCTGCAGCCGTGTCGTCTGCCCAAGCGCAAGGGGTTGCGCCGGCCTGGGCCATCGGTAACCGATACGTCACGGCGGGATTACGTCCAGATCGCGCGAGGGTACGTCGATGATGTGCTGAGTGGGCGGATCGTCGCGTGCCGCTGGGTCAAGCTGGCGTGTGCCAGGGACGACCGAGACCGGGGCCGCGTGCTGAGCGATCCCGACTGGCCGTACGTCTGGAGCGACGAGCAGGCCGTCGACGCCTGTGCGTTCCTCGAGCAGCTCCCGCATGTGGAGGGGCGCTGGACGACGGCGACGATTCATCTCGAGCCGTGCCAGGTGTTCCTCGTGGCGTCCCTCTTTGGCTGGCGCCAGCGTGCGGCGCCGGCCTGTCGACGGTTTACGCAGGTCTATTTCGAGCTGGGACGCAAGGGCGCGAAGTCCACGCTCATGGCGGGGCTCGCGCTCTTTCACATCCTGCGCGAGGAAGAACCGGGCGCGATGGTGGTGTGTGGGGCGACGACGGGGCAACAGGCCCGGATCGTGTTTGGCATCGCGCAAAAGATGGTGCGCGCCTCGCCGTGGCTCCGCGCGCAAGGCGTGCAGGCGTTGGCGAATGCGGTGATCACGCGCGAGACGACCATTAAGCCGGTCAACGCGAAAGCCTCGACGCAGGACGGCTTGAATCCGAGCTGTATTGTCCTCGATGAGTCGCACGCCCAGAAATTCGCCTTACACGACGTCTTGAAATCCGCCCAGGGCGCGCGGCCGAATCCGCTGATGCTGTGCCCGACCACGGCGGGGTATGACCTGCTGTCAGTCGGGTACGCCCTCCGCCAGACCGTGACCAAAGTCCTGCAGCAGGTCTTCGAGGCGGATCATCTCCTCGGGATTATCTACACGCTCGACGAGGGCGATGATTGGCGGGATGCGCGCGTCTGGATCAAGGCCAACCCGATGCTGGGGACGACGCCGACGCTCGCCTGGGTGTCGCGGTATTGCCAGGACGCGCAGCAGACGCCTGGGCTCGAGGGCGAGTTTCGCGTGAAGGTCTGCTCAGAATGGCTACAGTCAGCCAACGCCTGGCTGTCGATGACGCATTGGGACGCCTGCGCCGACCCAGCGCTACGCCTCGAGCAGTTTGCGGGTGACCGGTGCTGGATTGGCGGCGACCTGGGGCAAAGCCGCGACATTTCCGCTGTCGCGCTGCTATTCGAGCGCGCGGATCTGATCTATGCCTTCGTGCGCTGTTACCTGCCGGCCGGCGTCGTCGAGGAACGGGCGCGCGACGTGCCGGCGTATCGGGAATGGGTGGACAAGGGACTCCTCGTGATGACTGAGGGCGACATGACGGACTGGCGCGCGATCGACGCCGACATCCGGCGCTGGTGTGATCAGTTCGAGGTCGAGGCGATCCGGTTCGATCAGTACGGCTCGAACTTGCTGCTGGCAGATTTGGGCCCGGGCTTTCCGTCGGCGAAGCTGGAGAAGAACCGCAAGACGATGACGGCGCCCTGCAAGGAGCTCGAGGCGCGCGTCCTGGCGCATCGCTTCCGGCATGATGGGAATTCGTGTCTCAAATGGATGGCGAGCAACGTCGTCGTCACGCGCGGCATCGATGATTCGATGGTGCCCAAAAAAGAGGCTAAGGATTCGCCGAACAAGATCGACGGAATCGATGCGATCCTGCAAGCCCTCTCGCCGATGTTGGACGCCATTCAGCGCCCGTCGTACAACCTGTATTTCTTCGAGGGCGAGGCGTGAGCGACGACAAACCGGCCCAGCGGCTGCGTCGACCAGGGCGCCCGCGTCAACTCGATGGCCCCGGCGTCCCCGTCGGCGCCTGGATGACCGATCGGGAATACGATCGGCTTATTCAAATCGCGAAGCAGCACGAGGTCTCCGTCTCGCAGTTGATCCGCCGCCTCGTCTTTCGCCGCCTGCCCCAGGGGATACCTTAGGTAAACCACGCCCGGTAGGGGAGTGCCCCGATAGTGGGACCATTCCCATGCACCGCGCGTACGCTCTCCTGACCATCAAGAGCGCGGACGAGGAACACCGCGAGATCGTCGGCATCGCCACGACGCCGACGCCGGATCGCGCCGATGACATCGTCGATCCGCTCGGCGCGCAGTTCACCCTCCCGTTGCCGCTGCTCTGGCAACACGATCAGAGGCAACCCATCGGGGAAGTGTTCGCCGCCGACGTCACGCCGGCCGGCATCCTGATTCACGCGCGCCTGTCGAAAGTCGACGAACCCGGGCGCCTCAAGGATCGGCTCGATGAGGCCTGGCAGTCGCTGAAAGCCATCCCGCCGCTCGTCCGGGGGTTGTCCATCGGCCACAAGCCCCTGGAGGCAGAGCCCATCAAAGGCACACGCGGGCTCCATATCAAACGCTGGCTCTGGGCCGAGCTCTCGGCCGTCACGATTCCCGCCAACGCTGAAGCCTCGATTCTCGCTGTTAAATCGGCCGCGACTGGCCATCTTCCGTCTGGCGATACAGACCCGTACCCCATCGTTCGCGCGGAGAAAGCCGCGCCCCGCATGACCATTGCCGAACAGATCACCGGCTTCGAACAGACCCGCGCGACGAAGGTCGCCGCGATGACCGCCCTGATGAGCAAGGGCGACGGGATCACGCTCGACGAGAAGCAAACCGAGGAGTACGACACGCTGACCCGCGAAGTCGCGAGCATCGATGCGCATCTCGCCAGGATGCGGACGCTCGAGCAGGTCAACGTCCAGGGCGCGACGGCGATCAGGCCCGTGACCGAGACGAAGGCCGCCAGTGAGCTGCGCGGCGGCGTCCCGATCATTCAGGTGAAAGCGCAACTCCCGCCGGCGACCGCCTTCGTCCGCTTCTGCCAAGCCAAAGCGTTCGGGCGTGGCGATTCGATGAAAGAACTGGCCTTCGCGGAGCAATGGAAAGACTCCACGCCGGAAGTCGCGCTCGTGCTCAAGGCGGCCGTCGTCGCGGGGACGACGACGGATGCCACCTGGGCGGGACCGCTGGCCCCGCTGCGCCCATTAGCCAACGAATTCATGGCGCTGCTGCGGCCGGCGACGCTCCTGGGGAAAGTCCCGAATTTCCGTCAAGTGCCATTCAATGTCTCGGTACCCGTGCAGACGGGCGGTGGCACGTATCAATGGGTCGGACAGAACGCCCCGAAGCCGGTCGGCAGTTTGGCGTTTGCCACGCTGACCTTGGGAATCACGAAATGCGCCGGCATCATCGTCATCACCGACGAGCTCGCGCGCAATTCGTCGCCCAGCGCCGAAGCGGTGATCCGCGATGACATGATCGCGGGGATCGCGCAATTCCTCGACGTGCAGTTCACCGACCCCGCGCAGGCGCCCGTGGCCGGCGTCTCTCCTGGCTCGATCACGAACGGCGTCACGCCGATCACGACGGCGGGCACCTCGCCGGCCAATGCCAGAACCGATATTCAGGCGTTGATTAACGCGATGACGGCGGCGGGGATCTCGACCGCAGGCGCCGTGCTGCTGATGAGCGAAACCAACGCGGCGGTGCTCGGGGCCGGCCTGAACGCGCTGGGACAACCCCTCTTCCCCGACATGAACGTCACGGGTGGTGTCGCGATGGGGATCCGCGTGATCGCCTCGCAGTCCTGCGGGAACAACGTCATCCTCGTGCAGCCGACCACGGTGCTCTATGCCGATGACGGCGGCGTGACGATCGACGTCTCGACCGAAGCCTCCGTGCAGATGGACTCGGCCCCGATGGGCACGCCGGATGCGACGACCGTCCTGAAATCGCTGTGGCAATTCAACCTCGTCGGCCTCAGAGCGGAACGCTACATTAACTGGAAACGGGGCAGGACCGGCGGCGTGCAGTACACGGTGGCGACCTATGTCGCCTGAGACACCCGCGCTCTTTCAGGACGTGATCCCGCCGCTCGAGGCGCCCGTGACGGTCGTCTCGATGACGTTTCACACGGTCGACCACACGACGCCGCATGCCGAGGGCGAGGAGTACTCCGTCGACGATTCGGTCCTCCTCTCGACGCTCGTCGGCTGTCACTTCGCGGCGATCAAGGGCTGGACGCCGCCCCCGGTGGCGACGGGCGCCGTCGCCGGCAGCCCGGGGACATGGACGCCCGCCGGGGCGACGGCGCCGACCGATCTCGCGGCCATGAGCGGCGTCGCGGCGACGCCCTCGACGGCCTGGACCACCGGGCAACACATGGTGCTCGGGGACGCCTCGCATTGTCACTGGGACGGGGCGGACTGGGTGGCCGGTGATGCGGCCGCCGCGACGATCCACCGGCACCGCTGACGGAGGGCGGGTGTGACGATTGGCGAGCTGATTCGGGCGCCTGGGCGCTGGCTCACGAAGGCGCTCTTGCTGCCCCTGCCCTCCGGTCGCACCGGCGGCGGCGTCTGGTCGCCGGTCGTCCGGGAATCGTTCCCAGGCGCCTGGCAGCGGAACATCACGGTCAGCCAGGATGCCGTGCTCGCGTACTTCGCCGTGTATGCATGCATCACCCTGATCGCGAGCGACATCAGCAAGCTCTGTCTGCGGCTCGTCGAGGAAACGGCTGACGACATCTGGGAAGAAACCGACTCCCCGGCGTTCTCGCCAGTGCTCCGCAAGCCCAATCGCTATCAGACGATCCACAAGTTTATCGAACAGTGGGTGACCAGCAAGTTAGTACAGGGAAACACATACATCCTGAAAGAACGCGATGCGCGGACTGTCGTCGTCGCGATGTACGTGCTCGACCCGACGCGCGTCCAGCCGCTCGTCGCGCCCGATGGCGCGGTGTATTACAAGCTGCAGACCGACGTCCTCACGGGGCAACCATTGACGGATGTCACCGTGCCGGCGAGCGAGATCATTCACGACACGATGGTCACGCTGTTCCATCCGCTCGTCGGGGTCTCGCCGATCTTCGCGTGTGGGTTATCAGCGACGCAGGGTCTCACGATTCAGCACACGTCGGCGCAATTCTTCGCCAACGGCGCGGCGCCCGGCGGCCTGCTGTATGCCCCGACCAAAGTCAGCGAGGACGAAGCCCGACGCATCAAGGCGCAATGGACGCGGGACTACCGCGGCACGAACAGCGGCCTGATCGCGCTGCTTGATCAGAACCTGAAATATGAACCGCTGACGATGCCGGCGCACGACGCGCAGCTCATCGAGCAGCTCAAGTGGACCGCCGAGAATGTCTGCTCGTGCTACCACGTCCCGCCCTACATGGTCGGTATCGGGCCGCCGCCGCCCTATGCGAACGTCGAGCCGCTCGTCCAGCTCTATTATTCGCAGTGTTTGCAATCGCTGATCACGAATCTCGAAGCCTGCCTCGATGAAGGCCTCGGCATTGAGACCCCCATTCAGGGGACGCAATACGGGACCGAATTCGACATCGATGATCTGATCTGGATGGACGCGGCGTCGCGGGCGAAGGCGGCGACGGACGCCGCCGGCACGCTCGCGCCGAATGAAACCCGCGCGAAGTATTACGGACTCGGCCCGGTGCCCGGTGGCGACTCGCCGATGGTGCAGCAGCAGTACTACTCGCTCGAGGCGCTCGCGGCGCGCGATGCGGGCGACCCATTTGCCACATCGGCCCCGCCGCCAGTGGTGCCGCCGGCCCCACCGCCTGACCAGATGTCGCTTGATGCCCTCCGGACCACGGCGGCGACACGGTTCCGTCAGAAGGCGTGGGCCGCTTGACGCCGGCTGAACTCGAGGCGATCGTGGATGGCCTGGTGCCTGCCGTGCGCGAACTGATTGCGCGCGAGCTCGCCGACCCCTTGCAGCGACTCAAGGTGCTCGAGGCCACGCCGCCGCCGCGTGACGGCCGCGATGGGTTGCCAGGGCGTGACGGATTGCCGGGCGGATCGGGTGAGAAAGGGAAGGACGGCCTCGACGGGAAGGATGGTCTGGCGCCTGCCGTACGCGAACTGATTGCGCGCGAGCTCGCCGACCCCTTGCAGCGACTCAAGGTGCTCGAGGCCGCGCCGCCGCCGCGTGACGGCCGCGATGGGTTGCCAGG